AATAACAAGACCTGAAGATGCTTTAGATAAATTTAGAGAATATTGGTCTAATAGAGTAGATCCTGAAAAATGCAGAATGATTGATTGGACACCTTATTATGATAAAAATTTCTGGCATCAGAATGTTGTTCAAATAGGATTATCTGCAGGATTTGTAGAACCTTTAGAAAGCACAGGTGTTGCTCTGATTATGGAAGGTATTTATCATTTTGCTTCAAGAATAGAAAAATTATATTACACAGAAAGAGATCCTCAAATGTATAATCATGTTATGAATATGTTTTTTGAAGAGTCAGTAGACTTTATCAATATGCATTATGTTAACAATGAAAAAGATACACCTTTTTGGAATAACGCAAATGAATTAGAGATGTCTGATAGGCAAAAACTTATGATAGAAGTTTTAAAAAATCCTAATATTTCATTAGATATAATAGGTTCTAGTAATACATTTCAAAAATATAATTTCTTTTCTACATTTAATTGGCTAGTTTGGATGATTCAAATGGGTTATGATGTGGCACCAAGAAATTTTAGATTAAAGGAGAAACAATGGCTATAGGCAGAGCACAAATGGCAAGACAATTAAGGCCGGGACTTGGGAGTGGTAGAAGAAGGGTCATAAAAGCAAAGTATGGCAAAAAAATCAAATCCCATAGCAAAAAAGTTAAGAAGTAGACGATACCGCTCAAAAGTGGTAAAATCAAAAAAGTTATATAACAGAAAGAGGCTTAGACACTATGACAAAACTATGTGCTAGAGGCAAAGCGGCCGCTAAAAGAAA